AGCAAACTTATCAATCAAGAGGTCATGAAAATGGGCTACGGCTACGAATATCCAGCAGCAATCATTATTACCGATACAGCTGCCCATACAGGCAGATTTGGTAAGGTGCATTGTCTGACAGATGCAAGTGCAACATTTGTCGCTGAGAATATTACAGAAAATGGCTCTGCAACTATCAACGGCATCACAATGAAAGCATCATCTGAGGTTTGTGGGGTCATAACAAGTATCACTCTTGCAAGTGGACAAGTTATTGCTTATTTCTTATGAGTCTTGCTAATGCACTAAAAAAAGCTGCCAGTGCTTCATTAAAAAAGCTTGGCGGTGATGTGACGATCAGACAAGTAACAGCAGGGGCATACAATACCACTACTGGAGCTATTACAGAATCTACATCTGACACAACCATCAAAGGTGCTTTGAGTAGTGTTTCAAGAAATCAAGTAAATGATTTAATTGAGTCACAGGATAAATTACTTACGATTTCTGCTGGTGATCTTACATTTGTTCCTACAACAAAAGATAGAGTTGTTATTAGCAGCGTAGAATTTAAAATTATTCAAGTTGTTATAAATGAGCAAAATAATACACCTGTAAGTTTTGATCTTATCTTGAGGTAATTATGACAAGACAAATAAGGCTAGACCAAATAGATGATGTAATGAGAGAAGCAGTAGAGGACTTAGTGGCTGCAACAACTTTGGAATGGACTAGAAGAGTCAAGAAAGCAACACCAGTTAGAGTTGTTTATAAAGGTGAACCTAAGGGAGGTGGTCAGCTTAGAGCAGCTTGGCAGACAGAAATAAAACCTTTAGAAGGCACAATAATAAATAATTTAGCTTATGCAGAACCAGTATGCTTTGGAACTAACTTACCACCATCATGGGGAAAGGTTTACAGAACAAGACAAAAAACTGTTGCTGGCTTTCCAGAACTTATAGGAAAAGAGCTTGAACAATATGCAAGAAGAGAGTATGAAAGAATTAAAAGAGGTATTTAATGGCCGCAACAGATTTAAACACAGTTAGATCCACCATAGAGGCTAGGTTAGCCACAGAGCTTGCTTCAAGTCCAGCAATCCCTGTTGTATTTAATAACATGACCTTTGACTCAACAACAGAAGATACTTTTGTTCAATGTCAGACTAGCTTTGGGTCAGGATCTTATCTTGCTAGAGGAGTTAATGTTGTTGTTGGTTTGGTAACTCTTAATGTATTTACAGAAGAGGGTATCGGGGCTGGATCAAACTTTACTGTTTGCAAGAGACTTAGAGACTTATATAATAAAATAACAGTTTCAGATGTTATCTTTGATTCTCCTGTTGGCCCTGAGGTACTTGCTTCAAGTCCAGAAGGTAAGTTTCAAACTCAAATAAGAATAACTTTTGAAATATATGAGGAACTTTAATCATGCCAAAGCTTGAAATCACAGAAGAAATGCTTGATGCTATCCAAGCTGTAAAAGGTAGGAGGGAGGCAAATTATTGGGACAATAGATGCAAAAGATATATGGAGAATCAACAAAAATCTAAAAAAGATGTAAAAAAGACTGAAAAGAGTTAATATATTTATAAATATTTCTTTTTTTTTGTTATGGCTGTTAAAGGTGATGTAGGAAAAATCATGTTTGAAAATGCTGGCGGTACTGAAGCTGACATTTCAGATTTAAGAGCATGGTCATTGTCTGTTAGTAAGGACACTCAAGAAACGACTGCGATGGGAGCAACCTCTAAATCTTTTGTCGGTGGTCTTATTTCTGGTGAAGGTTCTGCAACTTTACTGTATAACCCAAGTGGTAACTCAGATTATCAAGCCTTTATAGATGATGTTCTTGTAACTGGCGATGCTGGCGATGCTTTGTTTGAGTTATTTCCTGACAGTGGAACAGCTAGTAAAAAAATTGGTTTTGCTGGCATTATTACCAATGCAGAATATGGAGCCACACTCGGAGAGATACAAGAGGTTAGTATTACGTTTATTACTAATGGTGCAATAACTTCAGCTATATAGTAAATTAAAAATACTTCGCACTTTATTTATGGCAATTAAAAGAAACGTAGATCTTATCACTGAAGCTTTTAGTGATGTGATGACAGCTAGAAGAAAATATGAACTCAAAAAGCCAAACGGAGAGCTATTAAAAGAGTTATATTTTCCACCATTAACAAGGTTTGACAGAATACAAGCTCAGGCTGCCGCAGGATCTGAAGATGCACTTGCAGTTTCTACAAGACTTCTTTGTCAATTAGCTCAGAATGAAGATGGAACTAAAGCATTTGCTTCCGCTGATGCAGAAAACTTAAAACGCTTTTTACCTGAATCTGTTTTAAATGATCTTGAGCTTTTTATGATGGATATACAAGTTAATTACGATTCAGTAAAAAACGAATCAAGCGAGATAACTGGTTAAATTTTGAGTTTTTTCTCGCAAAAGAACTAGGCAAAACATTAATTGAACTAAGAAAAACAATAACGGAAGAGGAGCTTATTCATTGGGCTGCTTACTTTGACATCAAGAATGAAAGAGAAAAACAAGAAATAAATCGTCAAAAAGCAAAATTAAGATAATATATAATAAAGGTTATTTGTTTCTGTGGCTCAATCAACAGTCAGGTTAATAGTTGACGCTCAAAATGCAATTAGACCTTTGCAACAAACAGACAGAATAACAAAGACTCTTGCAAATAATACAAATAAATTAAAAAATAGATTAGATAAGTCAAGCAGATCATTTAGAAATAATGGAAGATCTGCAAGAGCTGCCGCTGGTGGTGTGCGAACATTTACTAGGTCGATTGCTCCTTTGTTAAAAGCATTAGCTGCAATTGCTGCCGCAAGATTTGTTTTTGTTCAGACTGCCGAATTAGAAACTCAAAGAAAAAGTTTAGAAGTTTTAACAGGTTCTCTTGCAGAAACAAATCAAATAATTTCTGACCTTCAGGCGTTTGGCGCTGTAACGCCATTTACTAGTAGCGAGCTGATAGAGCAAACAAAAAGGCTCAAAGCCTTTGGATTTGAAACGGAAGAGCTTGTTGATTCCACAAAAAGACTTGCAAACGTCGCTGGAGCAACTGGTGCTGACCTTTCTGGTATTGCAACCGCTTTTGGACAGATAAGAGCAAAGGGCAAATTGCAAAGGGAAGAAGAATTGCAGTTATTAGAAAGAGGAGTTGATATCACAACTGAACTTAAAAGGATAACAAAGTTAGAAGGTGAAGAATTTGAAGCTGCGATGCGTAAAGGAAAGATTGGTGCTGATCTTGTAAATCAAGCATTGATTAATTTAACAAGTGAAGGTGGTGCTTTCTTTGGTGGAGCAACCAAACAGGCCACAACTTTGAATGGAAAATTATCAACGCTTATTGATTCAGTCCAGACTCTCGCTAGAACAATTGGTGATATTTTAGGACCTTCTATAAAATTTGTTCTTGATCAAGCCACAAAAGCAGTACAGGCAATTGATAATGTTTTTAAAAGATTTCAAAATATAGGAAAGATTGGACTTGGAGGTGTTTTAGGTGCAGAAAACCAAGCTCGAACAGACGCTGAAAGATTAACAAAATTAAAATTTGGTGATGATGCTTTGGAACGTAATATTTTTGGGCAAATAAAAAATAAAGATGCTCTTAAATTTTTTAAAGATAGAACTGCTGAACTAACAAAACAAAATATTGAAACTGAAAAATTAAAACAAAAAGATTTAGAATTAACTGAAACAAAAACAAATGCTTTAGTTGCTGAGGCTCAAAAAAGAAAAGAAATTAATAATACTCTGGAAGGAACAAACAAACTCACGGAGAGAGTTGTGGAAGGTACAAAAGGTATAAAAAATGCCTTTGATGAAATTGGAAACAGTATTGCAACAGGTGTTTCTGATGCTTTGGTTGGAGCAATACAAGGGACAAAGTCTTTAGGAGAAGCAGCAAGAGGGATCCTTCAAGGTATAGCAAGTGATCTTTTAAGACTTGGTGTAAATACACTGCTAAAATCTACTGGCATAGGAATATTTAAAAATTTAGATGGATTTGCAAACGGAGGCAGACCGCCAGTAGGCAGACCATCAATAGTGGGAGAAAGAGGGCCAGAATTATTTGTCCCATCCACTGCTGGTACTGTTATTCCAAATAACAAAATGGGTGGAGTGATTAATAATATTGTTGTCAACGTAAGTATGGAGGGAGGTGTTGATGCACAGGGAGGAGAGCAAGAAGGTAGAGAACTCGGAAGGCTAATTGCAGTTGCCGTACAATCTGAGATAATACAACAAAAAAGAGCAGGGGGATTATTAACATAATGGCTACTTTTCCAGACATCAAGCCTTCTTATGGGTCAAGAAAAACTAATGCACCTATCAACAGGGTTGTAAGATTTGCTGATGGTTATGAACATAGATTACTGTTTGGTCTTGCACAGAATCAAAATCCAAAAGAATTTAATTTTACATTCAATGTTTCTGAAACTGATGCTGATACAATCGAAACTTTTTTAGATGCAAGGGCAAATGATCAGGCTAGTTTTGACTACACCCCAGCAGGTGAAAGTTCTTCAATGAAGTTTGTTTGTGATACTTGGACAAAATCAATTCCATACAATAACAGGGCAACTATTAATGCAACATTTAGAGAAGTGTTTGAACCATGAGCACAACAAAATATATAAGTGAGCTTCAGAATATTAACCCTAGTGCTGTTATCGAACTTTTTGAATTACAGCTAAAACAAGAATTACATGGTTCAAATAATATTTATTATTTTCATAGCGGATCAAGTTTAAATTTAAATGGTGAAATTAAATGGAACGGTAACAACTATCAAAGATTTCCAATACAAGCAGAAGGTTTTGAGTATAAAGGAGGCCAGTTACCACGACCCACATTGACTGTTAGTAATGCAACAGGCTTTTTAAGTGCTTTACTTATTAGTGTAAATACTGTAACTGCGGGAAATGATTTGCTAGGTGCTACTTTTACGAGAAGAAGAACAAATGCAAAGTTTTTACCAAATGACAATTTTGTCGGAGACAATCCTTCTGGTGCTGTAGATGAAACTGTAGAAGATGCAAAACAAATATTTACGGTTGCAAGAAAATCAACAGAAACCAGAGAAATTGTACAATTTGAACTAGCTGCTGCATTGGACATGGCAAATGTAAGATGTCCTAATAGAATATGTACAAGAAAGGATTTCCCTTCAATTGGTACGTTTGTTGGATGAATTGGAAAGAGTCTGCACTTAATCACGCAAAAGAACAAGACCCTAAAGAATCTTGCGGACTTTTATTGAATATTAAAGGAAAGGAAAGATACCATCCTTGTCGTAATCTTTCATTAACAGATCATCAGTGTTTTATTATTGACCCAGAAGATTATGTAAAGGCAGATGACAGGGGTGAAATAATTGCAATAATACATTCACACCCGATAACACCACCATCTCCCAGTCAGGCAGATAAAGTAAGCTGCGAGCATAGCGGATTAGCGTGGCATATAGTTAATCCAAAAACAGAAGAGTGGGGATATTGTGAACCTACAGGATATAAAGCACCATTACTGGGTAGGCAATGGGTATGGGGAATTTCTGACTGTTGGTCGCTTGTTCGTGATTGGTATAAAGAAACTAAAAACATAGAGCTAAGAGATTGGGAAAGACCTATAACTCTAGAAGATTTCAATAAAGACCCTATGTTTGAAAGATGTGCTTGGAGAACTGGTTTTAGACAGTTAAGACCAGAAGAACAGTTACAAAATGGTGATCTTTTATTTATGAGTATTTTTGGCAAAGGATTAAATCACGTTGCTGTTTTTTTAAATGGGGAGGTTTTACATCATTTAACAGATAGACTATCTTGTAGAGAGCCTTATTCTGCTTGGCTGCAAAAATGTACAGGAGCAAAGTATCGTTATGTTGACTAAATTAAAACTCTATGGTGATTTAGGTGAATTTATAGGGCATAAAGAATTTGATATTCATGCTAATACTGTTGCAAAAGCAGTAAGTTTTTTAATTAATAACTTTCCACAAGCAGAAGCATATATGAATGAAAGATATTATTCTGTATTAGTGAATAATATTGAGATTGACGAGACTGAAATCCATGATTTATCAGGCACACAGGAAATAAAATTTGTACCTGTTATCAGTGGTGCGGGAGGTGGTTTAGGAAAAACATTGTTAGGTGCTGCCTTAATTGGGTTGGGTATGGGGGCTTTCGGAGCATTTTCTGGAGAAGCTGTTAGTTTTGGAGCCAAAGGGATTGGATTTAGTGCTGCTGCGGCTGGAGCTAAAGCATCATTTGGTATTGGTGCAGCCTTAGCTCTTCAGGGTGTCAATGAAATGCTTTTTCCTTTACCACAAGCACTTGAAATGGAAAGCGATCCAAGGATATCTTTTAGTTTTAGTGGGCTGCAAAATACTTCGAGGGCTGGTACTCCAGTACCGATTTGTTACGGAGAAATACTAACTGGTTCAGTGGTGATCAGTGGAGATATTACAACTGATGAGGTAGAAGTATGACTGAAAATATTATTAGAGGTTATGGTGGTGGCGGTGATAAACCGAAAAAACCAAAGATAACACCTGATAATTTAAATTCTAGGCAACAATTTAGGATTTTAGATTTATTATCTGAAGGTGAGATTGAAGGTTTTGCTAGTCCATCAAAAGAAGAGCTTACACAGGGAACAACTGCTTATCTTAATTCATGTAAAAAAGATGTTTTTTTGAACAATACACCAGTTTTAGAATCAACAGCAGATTCTTCTGACCCTAATGATAGTGATTTTAATTATTCAAATGTAGGTTTTGACGTAAGATTTGGAACTACTAATCAAACAAAAGTTAAAGGTGTAAAAGCTACAGGAAGTCCAACAGTAGTTGGTGTAACAGTAACTAAATCTTTAACAAACGGTGTTACAAGACAAATAACAGACGATACAGTTGACCAAGTAAGGGTTATATTAGATTTTCCACAATTACAAAAAATCACTTCCAAAGGAGATCAGTTAGGTTCAAAGGTAAAGTTTAAAATAAAAGTTCAATATAACAATGGTGGTTATACAACATTAATAACTGATACTGTTAAAGGTAGAACTACAGACTTATACCAAAGAAGTTATTTAATTGATTTAACTGGTTCATTTCCTGTAGACATAAGAGTTACTAGAGAAACAGATGATAGTACAGATACAGGAGAAGTAAATGCTTTTAGCTGGAACTCATATATTGAATTAAAAAGTGATGATCTTAAATATCCTGATAGTGCATATACTTCTTTAAAACTAGATTCAAAACAATTTAGTTCAGTTCCACAGAGGACTTTTCGTATCAGAGGAATTAAGGTAAGGATTCCTTCCTCGCAAGGTGCAAGTAGTATTTCTGGCAGTTACAATCAATCAGGATTTAGGGTCACTGTAGATAGTACGAGCCATGGTTTTGTTGCTGGTGATTCTTTTGTTTTTACTCCAAATACAGGAGCAACACCTACTGGAACATATACAGTAATAGCCAACACAGTGACAGCCGATCAATTTAAATTTGATGTAGGTGTTTCTCAAACTGTTGCTGGCAGTCCAACTTGTACTTTAGCTGCTTTTTGCAGCGTTGATAATACAACAGGCCGTATTAATTATCCAAGTAATTATGTATTTGATGGAACTATGGGTGCGGCTGTTTGGACAACGTGCCCAAGTCTAATACTACTCGACCTTATGGTTAATAAACGCTATGGATTTGGAACTCATTTAGCACCTGATCAAACAACAGATGCAAAATTATATGAAAATATTGATTTGTTTTCCTTTTTTAATGCAAGTAAATTTGCCAATACATTAGTTAGTGATGGCAAAGGAGGACAAGAGGCAAGGTTCAGTTGCAATGTATCTATTCAAAATTCTAATGAAGCCTATAAGTTAATTAACGAGTTAGCTGGTGTAATGAGATGTATGCCAATATGGTCTGCTGGTTCCATATCTCTTGCACAAGACAAACCACAAGATCCAAGTTATTTATTCAGTTTATCTAATGTTACTGAAGCTGGTTTTTTATATTCTGGTAGTGATTTAAAAACTAGAAGCACAATTATAAATGTATCTTATCTAAACATGGATACTAGAGAAATTGATTATGAAACTGTAGGGGATAACGTAACAGGTGATAATGCAAATCAGGATGATATTGATAGACAAAATAAATATGGAATTATTGTTAAAAATATAAAAGCATTTGCTACAACAAGTGCTAGTCAAGCCAGAAGATTGGCAAAATCAATTTTATTTAGTCAGGAAAAAGAATCTGAAGTTGTTACTTTTTCAACGTCTATAGATAGTGGGGTTATAGTACGACCTAATTCTGTAATAGAAATTGCTGATCCTGTAAGGTCGGGGTTGAGAAGGGGTGGAAGAGTAAAAACTGCGACTACATCACAAATAACTATTGATGATATAGCCTCTGTAAATTTACAGACAAGTACTTTAGGAACTAATCCAAAGTTATCTGTAATCCTTCCAGACGGCACAATGGAATCTAAATCTGTTTCTACGTTAGAGGGAGCAGTATTTACAATTACTGGTACGTTTTCACAAACACCAAATGCCAATACAGTTTGGTTATTTCAAAATGATGATGTTCAATCACAATTATTTAGGGTTATAAGTGTTAGTGAAAGTGATGGTATTGCTTATACGATTACAGCTTTATCTTATGTTAGTAACAAATATGACGCTATTGAAGAAGATGAAACGATAGAAGATAGAACAATTACAATATTTAATAACCCTGTAGATCCACCAACAAATTTAAAAGCTGTTGAAAGAATTGTTGCTATAAACAGCAAAGCGGTTTCTAAAGTTATTGTTACATGGCAAGCGGTTGATGCTGTAAATGAATATCAAGTAAATTACAGATTAGATGATAATAACTTTACAAGTGTAAGAGTTTTAAGTAATGATTTTGAAATATTTAATTCTTCTGCTGGCACTTATGAAATTGAAGTTTTTTCATATAATACTTTAGGTCAGATAAGTTCAACAGCAACTACACTAGATTTTATAGCAGAAGGTAAAACAGCACCACCTTCAGATATAACTGGGTTATCTTTAGAACCAATAAATGATAAAGATGTAAGGCTTAGATGGGACTTGCATCCTGATGTTGATGTTATTCACGGAGGACAGATATATGTCAGGCATAATACGCTTGTTGATGGAACTGCAACATTTCAGAACTCTACAAATTTAATTCCAGCACTTGCTGGCAATTCAACTCTTGCAGTAGTTCCAGCAATTGAAGGTGAATACATACTGAAAGCAAGGGACGATACAAGTAATTTTAGTTCAGGTGAGACAAGTGTAATTTTAGATATTCCTGAAGAAATAGAACCCTTAGCAGTATTAACAAGAAGAGAAGATTTAGATGACCCAATATTTCAAGGTACAAGAAGTGATACTGTTGAAGTAAGAACAGATACAGCAAGTATTGATTTAACATCGACAGGTTTATTTGATGACATCACAGACTTTGATGCCCTTGCATCTTTAGATGATTTTGGAGCGATTTCATCAGAAGGCACTTATGACTTTGGTGGTACGGCAGGTGGAACTGCTTTAGATTTAGGTGCTGTTTATAATCTTGAATTAAAAAGACATATTTTTGCAGAGGGTTTCATTCCTAATAATCTGTTTGATTTTATCACAGACATTGATTTAATGACAGATTTTGATGGCGTTAACGCTTTTGATTCTGCTGCTGATTTATTGGTCAAAACCTCTGGAAATGCTTCAACATATTCTCCCAGTGGTACGTATACACAATCAGGAGGAACAGAAGTTACTATAGATATTTCTAATCACAATTTTAAAGTTGGTAGTTTTGTCAGTTGTGATTTTACATCTGGAACTGCTACAGATGGTGAATTTGAAATCACATCTATTGTCAATGCAAATCAATTTAAAGTAGAAGTGACAAATGCTGTATCAACTAGTGGCAATGTTACCTGTGGGGCAGATTATACACCGTTTCAAAGTTTTGCTAACGGTAGATTTAAGGGGCAGTCTTTTAAATTTAGAGCAAAGTTGACCAGTAATAACGTAAACCAAGATATAAAAGTTACTCAACTTGGCTATACAGCCAGTTTCCCAAGAAGAACAGAACAAAGTACATCAAACATTGCCTCTGGTGCAGGTGCAAAGGCTATTACTTTTGATAATGAGTTTTTCACTGGAACTTCAGCTTTAGGTGGTGTTAACAGTTCTTTACCATCTATTGGAATTACTGCACAGAATTTAGCTAGTGGCGATTTCTTTGAGCTTTCTTCAATCAGTGGGGCAGGGTTTACTGTTACGTTTAAAAATAGCTCTGGCAGTGCAGTTGATAGAAATTTTGGATTTACGGCTGTTGGATTTGGCAAAAAAGGGTAGAATAAATCTATTATTACTTAACTAAGATGGCTAGAGTAGATGCAGTCGGTGGTTCGGGCTATATAATTGATAATGGCACAGGACTGAATGTGAGAACAAAACTTAATCAAATAACTGCTGCAATTAACTCTTTAAATTCAGGAACAGGCGATCCATCAATTAATACAGCTTTCCAGCCACATATAAATACAAGTACAAGTGAATTAAAGATAAGAAATGCAGCAAATGATGGATATATAACATTAGGAAAAGTAAACGAAGCTAATTTTGGATTATTACCTTTAACAGGTGGCACAATATCTGGAACTTTAACTCACAACTATACAGGTGCAATGCGTTTACCTGTAGGAACTACAGCAGAAAGACCAACCAGCCCAGCAGCAGGTGACTTAAGATATAATAGCACTACAAGTAAAATTGAATTTCATAACGGCTCAAGCTTTGCAAATGCAAGTATGGATGATTTTACTCAGACAGGGACAGGGGCTAGTGCAAGAACATTTCAAAGCAAAGGTGAAGATATTCTTTCTGTTAAAGATTTTGGTGCGACAGGTGATGGAAGTACAAATGATACAACAGCAATACAGGCAGCTATAAACGCTGCCACTGGAAGTAGTAAGGTTTATATTCCCAAAGGTACTTATAGAGTAAACAAAACGATAGAAATTCCTAGTAATAGTCATCTTGTTGGTGATGGAAAATCTACTGTTATAAAAATGATGGATAGTGTAGGTCGTGATACTACATTGATGAGAACTGGTAAAAGAGCAGTTGCCATTACAGGGACATACGCACAATCAGGAACTACTGTTACTGTCACGATCACTGGAAATAATGCTGTAACAAATGCTGATGGATCTGCTCGTACAAACTACTCAGTATTAGCTCCTGCTGTTCAAAGATTTGTAACGGCAGATTTTACTTCTGGAAGCAGTACTGATGGCACTTATGAAATAACTGCTGTGGATTCCAGTGCTGGAACATTTACTTTTACTGTTGGAAACTCAGTCACAACAAGTGGAAATGTAACCGTAACCATTGGAGGGAAAATACAATATGTGACGATTGAAGATATGACATTAGATTTTAACAGTCAAAGACATTCTGTATCTGGTGGTGAAAGATTAGAAGATACAATTACTGATGTAGCCTTCACAGATGGTGATGCTTTACAAGATAATAATGCCTGTACTTTATCTATTTGTTTTACAGAATATGCACTTATTAAAAATGTAAGATGCTTAGATGCATATAAACATTGTCTTGATATAACCGCACCAAAATATAAAAGAGGAAGTAATGGTGCAACTTATGATGCCGACCCATCAAAATTTATAACTGTAGAAAATTGTTTTGTTAATGGTGCTGGCGATGATAATTTAACAACACATCATTCTTCAGATCTTTTAATTACTGGCTGTAGGTCAGAAAGACCAGCAGGGCATCTTGTACCTCAAAACTCTAATTGTTTTGAAGTTGATGATGGTAGTAGAAACGTAACTCTTACAAACAATACTGCATTAAAAGGCATAAAAGGGATGCAGATTAAAGGTCATAATTATGCACCCGCACCATATAACGTTATTGTAGATGGATTAAGGGCAGTAAATTGCAATATAGGTTTAGATATACGTCACAGTGGTTTTTATGGCAATGACAGTACTGGATTTTCAGGCGATGGATCTACCGCAGCTTTTACATTACCTTCAGGATTTGGAGATACACCTAGCGTTATTGTAAATGGTACTTTAAAAACTATAACTACACATTACACTGTTTCTGGAACGACACTTACTTTTACATCAGGCAACATACCAGCAGCCCCAACTATAGCTGGTGAAGAAAATATAATTGTTTATAAAACTGGATCAGCAAGTGAAGATGAAGACGATCAAATAACAGATGATGATGGCAACGTTATAAAATTTACGGGTTCAAGTCCAACAGCACGAAATGTGTCTGTTTCAAACGTAACAATTATTGCACCTTTATCAATAACAAACACCGCTACTGGAGGAAGTGCAACAACTAATAATCCTGATTATTGTGTAAGATGCAATAGTTATGAAAATGTACAATTTACAAATGTTATATGTTCTGATGGAAGTTTGGATTTAGCAGATGATTTTGAAGATTATGTAGCTACTACTTTTAATAGCAGTGGTGTCAAAGATGGTGGAGGTGTTAGCTCCGACAGTGTATTTAGACTATTTCGTGGTGCGTCAAATGTCTTAGTAAAGAATTTATCAATTTTTGGTTTTTCTGATTTAGAAAGAGGTTTTTACGTTAGCACCAGTTTTTCAAATAATTTTGTTTTAGATGGTTTCAATTCTGTAAGTGGTCCTAAATTTCCAATTAGGTGCTTAGGAAGTTCAGCAACTTATGTAGGATTTATAGATAACTTTTTAATAAAGGGAAGTTCTGGAACACCAACTACCTTAAATGAAAGTGATTTAGGAACAACTGGAAGTCCTAGAAATCTAGAACAAAAAGCTGCTGGTATAAGAATTACGGCAAGCAATGTTTCTGTTGGACAAGGCAGTGTAAATAGAGTAAAAGATGGAAGTGGTAATACAACTTCGGGTTATGATGTTGGCGTTAAAGGTGGTTTAGGATCAACAGATGATGCCCAGCCCGCACCTTTTACTTTAAGTAGGGCTATGCGTTCTACTAGTGGAACTGAAACCGTACCAATATCTGTTATAAGACTTGACCAACAAGAGGGTGATGGCCAAGATTTAGGCAAAGGAGAAGGCTTAAAAATATCATGGCGAAAGCAAGAAATAGGAGATAGCACACCAGAAGAAGTTTGTTTTCTTGGCTCTTTTAAAGAAGAAACTAGTGATACTGACGATGATTATTCTTTAGTTGTTGGAACAACCACAACTGCTGGTACTGTAAGCAAGAAATTTGAATTTACATCTGGTGGTAACTTTATTCCTTCTGATAATGATTCACAGGACTTAGGTTCATCAAGTAATAAATGGGATGATGTATTTGCTACAAACAGTACTATTCAGACATCAGATGAAAGACAGAAACAAGATTTTGAAACTATAACCGAAGCAGAAAAAAGAGTGGCAACAGTTTTAAAAACTAAATTAAAAAAGTATAAGTTTAAAGATGCTGTAACATCTAAAGGTGAAAGTGCAAGAATACATTTTGGAATAGTTGCACAGGAAATTAAAACAGCATTTGAAGCCGAAAGTCTAGATCCAGCTACTTATGGTATGTTTTGTTATGACGAAATGTACACAACAGATGAAGAAGGTAATAAAACAAAAGTGGGTGACAGTTATGGAGTTAGATACAGTGAGCTTTTTGCTTTTATCTTAGCTTCAACTTAAAATACAACTAAACAGGAAAAGAAATGGCAACACATGATTATATAATTTCAAATGGAACTGGAAGTGTAATCCGTGCTGATATAAATAATGCCTTATCTGCAATTGTCAGTAATAACTCAAGTAATAGTGAACCAGCAACAAAATATGCGTATATGTGGTGGGCAGACACCTCTGCTGGACTACTTAAGATAAGAAATTCTGCTAATGATGCGTGGATTACTTTGTTTGAACTTGATGGGACATTGACACTGGAAGATGGTTCAAATTCCGCACCAGCTATAAGTTTTAGAGATGATACAAATACAGGTATTTTTTCAAGTGCTGCTGATAATTTAGATATCACTACAGGTGGTACAACTAGAGTTAATGTAAGCTCAACAGGGATAAATGTTACTGGAACGGTAACTGATGATGGTGCAACCCATGATGGTGATGTAACTTTTACAGGTGCTAGTGCAAATATAATTTTTGATAAAAGTGATAACGCCTTAGAGTTTGCTGATAATGCCAAGGCAGTTTTTGGGAACTCAGGTGATCTTGAAATCTTTCACAATGCAAGCGATTCGGTCATTAACGATGCTGGAACAGGCAGTTTAAAACTTCAATTAGGCGGAGCTACAAAAGCAGAGGTAGTCTCTGGTGGTTTTACAGTTACAGGTGATGTAACAGCCACAAATTTTGTGGGGAATATAGATGCGGTGGATGGTGATTTTGATGGAACGCTTGAGGCTGATGCCATAACAGTTGGAGGCGTTGCTTTAAATACAGTAATTGCAGGGGTAACTGTCACTAATGCGACCAATGCGACCAATGCCACAACAGCAACAAATATAACTGCGGCTGATGAGTCATCTGACACCACTTGTTTTCCGCTATTTGTAACGGCTGCAACTGGAGACTTACCACCAAAGACAGGTAGTAATTTGGCTTTTAATTCTTCATCAGGAGTCTTAACAGCGACAGGTTTTGCTGGTGCTTTAACAGGAAATGTAACAGGTGACATTTCTGGAACTGCTGGCGTTGCTACAACTGTAACCGCTGCTGATGAATCATCAGACACAACCTGTTTCCCATTATTTGTTACAGCCGCAACTGGTAATTTAGCTCCAAAAACAGGAAGTAACTTAGCTTTTAATTCTTCAACTGGTGTTATGAATGTTGGAGGTATTTTATTTGGATCTGATACTGCTGCTGCTAATACGATTGATGATTATGAAGAAGGTGTATTCACGCCTTCACTGGAGTTTGGCGGTGCTACAACAGGCATTACTTACGCCAGTATGCGTGGTGGATCGTACACAAAAATTGGTAGACAGGTAACAGTAAACTTTGGTTTTACCCTTACAAGTAAAGGTTCGGCATCAGGTGATGCAACTTTAGCTGGTTTACCTTTTGCTGTTGAAGATCTTTTAAGTTCAACAAGTGTTGAAGCAAGTGGTATCTCCTCCTTCTGGAATGATATTGGCACAAATTCTGCAAATATTGTTTTTGCTGCATTAGGCGGGACAAGTGAATTAGAATTAAGAAATACAGTTGGGGCAGAAGATGATACAGATGCAATGAATGAAGGAGATTTTGACAATGACACAGCTATTCGTGGTTCTATTACATACTTCACCGCAACTTAGACCGAGCTACGTCTATAAACTAAGCCTAAACCTGTTTTAATCGGAGATTAATCCTAATGGCATTAACTGAATCTATTGAATACGACAAAATAGAGGTCGTGGGGGTCTATAAAGCGGTGCAAATAAGAAAAGCGACAGTTATTAAAAGAGATGGTGTAGAGATTACTGGATCCAGATCTTTTGAAAGATATACTTTAACTTGTGGATCTCTCGATGCTTCTGATAACTTAGTTGATAATCCATTAGATAAAGAACCTGATGGGGTTACTGCAATTCCTGATGATGTAAAGAGCATTTGTGGCGTTGTATGGACTGATGCTGTAAAATCAGCTTACAAAGCTAAACTAATAGCAGATAAAACAGTTTAAAACACATGACAAAACCTACAACAGACAAGCTACAACTTGAACTAAAAGAAAACAAAGAAAAAATACAGCAACTAACCAATATGGCTAACAGTTTACAAATAAGAAATATACAAATTGAAGCGATTATTGCAGATCGTTTAGATGATTTTTCTAAAGAAGAAAAAAAACAAGTAAAGCGGGACGCTGAAAGCCTTTACGGCAAGCTTTAGTTAATTTTACTCTGCATCTGCCTTGTCATCATTCCTGTTATTAAATATAACGGAGCTATGGTTGGTA